GCTGAGAGAGGACGATGATGGGGCTTGATGGAACCAAAAGGAGAACTTTAAAGTTCCCCTTCCAAGGTTACCACACAAAGCTCTGGGGATCGACGGGGTTACCACCCCAACTAGTCGGTCCCATCGATGAGAAGAAAATTCCCATCGACATCATCGGGGCACAAACCACTGTGTCCAGGAATACCGGGTTTCCAGCAGCGCGCAGGATCCTCCGTAAATCGGAGGAGAATCACATCGCGCTGGCGCCGAACATTCGACGCATTCTGGAAGACACCGACTGGGGTTCGAATTTTTTGACAACAAAAAATTCGTTCTCGGGAGGATCGGCAGAATACACATCTTACCGAAGAATTGGTTCGCCAACAGCGGGTTATACCCGGGCGCACTACTTCAACGGACGGATGCTGCCGACAACCTCTCCGAACAGTCCGACAAACGTTTTGTGGCCTACGCTGACTCCCGCTGATGTTCTAACCATGAACATCGCCGGGACGACTGCAATAAGCCGGACGTTGCCGAACAACCCAGTCTTCGATGCGGCAACCGCCTTAGGTGAGCTACGTGAGGGTCTTCCCCACGTTCCGTTCACCAAGATGGTCAAGAAGAATCATTCGGCTCTGAACTCTGTAAAGGGTTCTGGAGACGAGTATCTCAACTTGGCCTTCGGGTGGTTGCCACTGCTCTCTGACATCCAAACCTTCGCATCGACCGTGATTAAGTCTCACGACTTGATCAAGTCATACGAGGATGGAGCAGGGAAGCATATCTATCGAAGGTATGACTTCCCGGATGTGACTAGTACAGAGATTCGATCAGTCAAGACTGGTGTTCCACCGTCTCCGACTGGTCATCCTGAACTGTACATCACATCCACAGGGACTGAGACCACTGTTCGTCGTACAACGACGAAGATGTGGTTCTCCGCATGTTACACCTACGCTCTTCTGCCTGGAGACAGTCAGAGGGAGCGGCTTCTTCGTGATTATCAAATCGCGAGGAAGTTGTACGGCTTCGAGCCGAACTGGGGTACCGTGTGGAATCTCATTCCCTTCAGCTGGGCCGCCGATTGGTTTGCCAATACTGGTGACATGGTTAACAACCTTGTCAACATAGGCAAAGACGGCCTTGTCATTCGGTGGGCGTACATCATGAGACATGATGTCATAGAAGACACCCACGTCCATTCCGGAGTCAACTTCGTTGACAACGGAAACACTGGACCCATCACTGCGAAGTATTCGACTGAGTCGAAACGACGCGTGAAGGCGACGCCCTACGGATTCGGCCTAAACTGGAAGGACTTCAG